CAGCCACCATCGGGCTCGGCGCGATCTCGGCCGGCACCTACCGTCGGGGCGTCTCCGCGAGGAACCAGCCCTGGGCATGATCGAACTTCCTGAGCAAGTGGGCTTGGACAGCCCCCGCGACTGCCCCAAGATGGGAGCGACATGAGCAAGCAGAAGCATCGTCTGTTCGGCCTCGAGATCGACGAGGTCTCCGCAGTCGACCGCCCGGCCAACCAGCTCGGGCTGATCTCCATCGCGAAGGCGCTGGGAGACCCTGAGGAGGGTGCGATGTCCGAAGCAGCCGTGGAGGACGTCCTGACGGACGCTCCCTTCACGCACGGCCAGGAGCTCGTCGACGACGAGGGCAACGAGTTCATCTACGTCGAGCTCGACGAGAACGACGAGCCGCTCCCCCTCGAGGGTGTCGACCTGAGCGGCGTCACGGTCGAGGCCGACGACGTCGTGGAGCCCGCGGACGACCAGGAGCCTGCCGAGGTCGGCAAGGCCGTGGACCTGTCCCGGCTGCGCGAGCTCGGCTCGACGATGAACACGGGCCGCAAGATGGGCGCCGGCGGCATCAAGGGCCGCCGCACCCGCACGGTGCTCAGCCACTCGGGCGACAAGGCCGGTGTGGCGGCGCACGACGCAGGTGTCCGCGTTGGCGAGGGCCAGCGCTGGATGAGGAAGAACCCCGGCAAGACGGCGGCCGTCGGGGCCACCGCTGCTGGACTCGCAGGCGGAGGTGCCTACATGGAGGCCAAGAAGTCCCTGGGCACCACGGTGCTCGAGGCTCTGAGCAAGGCGGTCACGGACGACGACCGTGACCAGGTGATCGCGAAGGCGCTCGACGAGGTGGAGATCACCAAGGCCGAGAACGCCGAGCTGCGGGAGATGCTCGAGGGCGAGCGCGACATCCGCATCACCGAGGCGTTCGTCGCCAAGGCCGCGGAGTACAGCCTCCCGGCCAAGGTGACCCCGGAGGTCTTCGGTCCGATCCTCAAGGGGATCGCCGAGGTGCTGACCGACGACGAGCTCGACGTGCTCGACGAGGTGCTCTCCAGCCGCGGCGTGGACATCTACGACGAGCTGGGCTTCACCGGCGGCGCCAGCAACTCCAGCGTGCTCGACGAGGTCTCTGGCCTCACGGCCGAGCTCGTCGGCAAGTCGGCCGGCACGATCACTCCGGAGATGGCCTCGACGGCGATCTTCGAGACCAACCCCGCGGCGTACGACGAGTACCTCGCTGAGCAGAACGGGCGGTGACCTGAGCTATGTCGTTCGAGGAGAGCCTTCGGTCCGTCAGCCTCCTGGCTGACGCGTCCGTGGCGGGCTACACCGGAGTCCCGGGGCTTCCCGGTTCCGCGAGCCCCAACGGTGGTGACCTCTACAAGCTCGTGAAGGTCACCGGCAAGCACACCGTCGGCCTGTGCACGGCCGACACCGACCTCTGCATCGGAGTCCTGCAGAACAAGCCCCAGGTCGTCGGCCAGGCCGCGACCGTGGCCATCCGTGGCATCACCAACGTCATCGCCGGGGCCAACAACCTCGCGGTCGGCACGCAGGTGACCTCGGACGGCTCGGGTCGCGTCGTGGCGGCAACCTCGGGCGACCGGGTGGCCGGCATCCTTCTCGCCGCCAGCACCGCGGTCGACGAGATGGTTCCGATGCTCATCGACCTCGGCACGAAGGCCTGAGAGGAGAACTGACATGCCGAACCCCACTCAGTCCGACCTCCACGTCAACGTGCCGCTGACCAACGTCAGCATCGCGTGGATGCAGTCCGCGAGCACCTACATCGCGGACAAGGTGTTCCCGAAGGTGCCGGTCCAGAAGCAGTCGGACCTGTACTGGAAGTACGCCAAGAGCGACTGGCGCCGCAGCGACGTCAAGCGTCGTGGCCCGTCGACCGAGTCCGCCGGCACCGGCTGGAACATGGACACGGACACGTACTTCACGCACGTGTACGCCGTCCACAAGGACATCGACGACCAGCTGCGCGCCAACGCCGACAGCAACTTCAACCTCGACCGCGACGCGACCGAGTTCATCACCAACCAGCTGCTCCTGCAGCGTGACGTCGACTGGGCGGCCTCGTACTTCAAGGCCGGCGTCTGGTCGACGGACCTGGCGGGCACCACGGACTTCGTGAAGTGGTCCGACGGCGGCAGCGACCCGATCGGTGACGTCGCCGACCTCATCGTCCAGTTCCGCAAGCTGACGGGCTTCAAGCCCAACATCTGCGTGCTGGGCGCGGAGGTCATGAAGGCGCTCAAGCAGCACCCGGACATCATCGACCGCATCAAGTACACCCAGCGCGGCATCGTCACCGAGGACCTCATCGCCACCCTCTTCGACGTCGACGAGCTCTACACGAGCTACGCGACGATCGCGGACGGCGAGCAGTTCGCGGACGCTCGGGTGCAGGACCTGGCGGCGACCTACGACTTCATCACGAACTCGAAGGGCGTGCTGTTCGCGTACGCCCCCAAGGGTCCGTCGCTGATGACGCCGTCGGCCGGCTACTGCTTCACCTGGAAGGGCTACATCGGGGGCAACTCCTCCGGCGTGAAGATCAGCCGCTTCCGGATGGACCACATCAAGTCCGACCGCATCGAGGCCGAGGCCACGTACGACATGAAGGTCGTCGCGGCGGACCTCGGCGTGTTCCTCGCGAACGCCGTCGCCTGACGCCACCGCCCCCCGCCTGTCACGATGAGGGCGGGGGGCACGGCCTCACCCCGTCTCGAGGAGGAGCACGATGACGTACCAGGTGCCGCGCGAGATCCAGTCCGCTCGCGCTCAGACCCTCGGCGGCGTGACGTACACCGCCGGCCAGGTGCTCACCCCGGCGCAGATCCTGGCGCTGCCGCACCTGTCCGCTCTGCTGTCCTCGGGCCGCCTCACGGCTGTGCCGGACGTGCACGAGCGCAAGGCGGTGCGGGGCAACCGCACCCCCACGAACATCCCGCCGGTGCCGCTCGCGGTGCTCACGGCGATCCCCGACTTCTCCGTCGACGTCGTGCTGACGGCGACGAACAAGCTGCACGCCACGGCGACGATGACCGGCGGCGACGGCCCCTTCAGCGTCGACTGGGGCGACTCGAGCACCTCGAGCGTGAAGGGCCGCGTCTCGACGCACACCTACGCCACGGCTGGCCCGTTCACGATCACGGTGACCGCGGACAACGGCGACACCGCGACGGACTCGGTGACCACGATCGCGCCGCCGGTGGCGGACTTCGTCTTCACCCCGACCGGGCTGTCGGTGGCGTTCAACGACACCACGACCGGCCAGACCAGCCGCAACTGGGACTGGGGCGACGGCACCGCGGACGGCACCACGGCCGACCCGACGCACGTCTACGGGGCCGCGGGCACGTACACGGTCACCTACACCGCGACCGGCCTCGGTGGCGACACCGTCGTCGTCAAGACTGTGACGGTGGCCTGATGAGCACCGAGACCGTCTCGACCATCACCGTGCCTGCGCCGGAGGGCACGAACGACGTGCCGGCCAAGCGGGTCCCCAAGACGCCGCAGGGGCCGCGCTACCGCGCGCTGAAGCGCATCGTGGTCGGCAACAAGGTCTACAAGCCCGGTCAGCTCGTCCCCGAGGCGAAGACCTGGACGCGCGTGGAGGCCTGGGTCCGCAGCCGGCACCTCGAGCTCGTGGAGTAGCGCCATGACCTGGAACTACTCCGGGGACCCAGCGGCCTCTGAGCTGGACCAGGTCCGCTTCTACGTTCAGGACACCGACCGGGACAACCAGCTGCTCTCCGACGAGGAGATCAACTTCCTGCTCGACCAGTGGCGGGACGCGAAGGACTCCCCGCTCTACGTGGCTGCGGTGGCGGCGGAGACGATCGCCGGGAAGTTCGTCGGCGCGATCGACATCTCCGCGGACGGCGTCTCGGTGTCGCAGGGTAGTCTCACGGACCGCTACAACGCCCTGGCGGCGAGCCTGCGCGACCAGTACAAGGCGCTGTACGAGGGCCAGGGCCCGATGACGGAGGACATGGCCTCTGAGGGCCACGACCCGTCGATCATGCCGCTGGCGTTCGGCATCGGCTTCCAGGACAACTTCTACGCCGGCAAGCAGGACTACGGCGACCGGATGCTCGGCCCCGCTGTCGAGGAGTCAGGGCGATGGTGAACGCAGCTGGTGCGATCGCAGCGGCGCGAGCTCGTGCTCGGGCCTATGTCCTGTCGCACATGACCTCCGAGGTGATCATCACCCGCGGGGCGGCCGCGACGCTCGGCGCCGACGGCGTGCTCACCGCGGACCCGGACGCCCCGGTCGTCTACGTCGGCAAGGCCCGGCTTGGTCCGGCGTCGGGCC